AATCCTTACTGTTGATGACTATGACTTCAAATCCAAGCGGCCAATACTCTGGACCCCCGCCACCGGTTATCGAATTGACGATAGAGCAGAGCTTTAAGCTCCGCCGGATGAGGGATCTACTTCCTGAAGCTAATAAGGAAGACCTAATTACATTAGTTGATGCGTTGCAACATCAAAACTTTTGCCTTTGCAACACCGTTAGTAACTTAGTTAAACAATGGCCAGCCCATCCTATTACACCCGAGGATCAATGGAAGTCTGGGATTTCATCCGAGACCAAGAGTTAAATTATTTCCTGGGTAACGCTATCAAATACATCTGCAGAGCTGGCTATAAAGACAGCAAGATTGAAGATATCCGTAAAGCAATCACCTACTTAGAGAAAGAACTAGAAAATGTCACTGCTATCGAACCAAGCTATCGAATTCCGCCGAGCGTACGGGATCCCCAATACTTTGAGTGGGAGGACTCGCCAGCGGAATTTGATCGTTGAGGAATTCAAAGAGTTCCTAGATGCTGACCAGAATATGGTTCTCATGCACCCTCAAGATCGTGAGGCGTGCTTAAAAGAACTTGCAGACCTTATCTATGTGTGTGCTCAGTACGCTGAGAACATGGATTGGGATATTGAGCAAGCATTGCGCCGTGTCCATAATTCAAATATGTCCAAGCTCGGAGAAGACGGCAAACCGATTAAACGCGAGGACGGAAAAGTCCTCAAAGGACCTAACTATCAACCACCTGATTTGTCAGATCTTGTCTAATGCCTAATCTTATTTCACGTACTGGTCGCGTCCAAAGCTGGATCGACGACCCAACATCACGGCTGCCAGTGTCGTGCACAATCTTCAACGTTATGGACTCTTGCGAGGGTCCAGATGGTATTGAAGCTAGCTGGCGTTTTGCTTCACACGCTCTCCGCAATGGAGCTGGCGTAGCTATTCACCTGTCCGAACTCCGACCGAAAGGAACTGAAAATGGAAAGGGACTTGTCGCTAGCGGCCCGGTTTCATTTGGCCAAATCTATTCGACCCTTAACTCTGTACTCCGACGTGGGGGTGTTTACAAAAACGGTGCTGTGGTCCTGCATTTGGACCTCAACCATCCTGATGCTCTTGAGTTTATACAAACTCCACGTCATGAACTCCCTTGGGCTAAGCGATGCGTCAACATTACAGATGAATGGTGGGAGGCGTGCACTTTTAAAGAGGAACTACTCAATAGCATCAAAGCTGGAGACATTTGGCTTAACAAAGTAAAGTATGACCGACACGGTAACCGTATCCGAGGCAACGTTTGTCTCGAAGTGTACCTGCCTAGCCGAGGAACCTGTCTCCTACAGCATATTAATCTTGGAGCCTGTGAGTTCGATGACATTCCAACAGCTTTCGTCCAAGGTATGTCTGAATTGTGTGCACTGCATGCAACCACTGGAGTTGGTGAGAGTGGTGAATACCTCCCACCCGAAACGGATCGACAAGTCGGCCTTGGAATGCTCGGACTTGCAAATCTCCTTAGGCGAGTAGGTGTTACTTACGAACAATTTGGACGTGCACTTGAACAATACAACGATGGACAAATTGTACAAACCCCTGCGTATGAATTGGTCACCCAGTTCGGCACTGGTATCCACGCGGCAGCGAGCATTGCACGTAGCCACAACATGGAACGAGCTTTCGCAATTGCTCCTACTGCTAGCTGTAGCTACCGCAGGAAGGATGTAAATGGATCCCCCTGCCCCCGGGAATTTCCCCCGCCGATCTCCCGTCATGTAGACCGTGACTCTGGCACCTTTGGTGTTGAGAGCTACGACTATGGTGACGTAGAAATTGCATCTGAAGTTGGCTGGGACGCTTACAAGCGTGTCGCCGATGGAATCATGACTATGCTACATAACACTGGGCTTCTTCACGGGTATAGCTTCAATAGCTGGAGTGATGTTGTTATCTATGACAACGCCTTTATCGAAGAGTGGCTAAAGAGTCCCCAGACTTCTCTTTATTATTCATTGCAAGTAATGAATGATACACAAGATAAATCTGATGCATATGCCGCTCTCGATCAACAGGAAGTAGACGACTATCTTGCAGATTTACTAAATGAAAAAGAACCTACCTGTGACTGTCAAGAATGAGACAACATCCTTATCAAACACTGCTACAGCGGAAGCGCACATGGACTCCTGTAGCTACTACCAAAGGCAAGTACAAGGTGGAAGCGGAGGAAACTCTGCGCCGTGCACTTGCCTTGCGACATATGGAACTACCTGTGGGAGATTTTATTCGTGATGCGCTCTCCACTGAAGTTCCATTTCTCGCACGTGAAATCTTGGAATCAAACGTCCAAGACGAAGTTAAGCACGATATCGCTTTGGGTTATGTCGCCGATGCTTGGGGGATTGATCCGAAAGCTGAGCGGGAAGCCCTCGCATTGCGTGATGCGTGGACAGAACATCCTGATCACACTCTCCTTAAAGCCATGGTTGCTGAGCGTGCAATCTTTTTCGTCCTATTACCCTTCTTTAGGTTTAATGGTGACGCAGGGATGCGCACAGTATCCGCAGACATATCAAGAGATGAACAAGTTCACGTCGCAACAAATAGCCTGGTTTGTAGAGAGCTTGGCTTGGAAGCTTCGCCGTCTTTGGATAAACTCCGTAAGGCGACTATTGCCTGGGTCATGCAACCATTAGGCAAGAGTTCCGATAAATATTTAGACAAAAAATTTTGGCTCGATTCTAGTGATCGGCTGATGTATGAGGGTAAAGCACCTGAACTTTCTGACACACAGAGAGCACGGATGCCTGCCTTCTTTGAACATGCAAATCAAAACCTCCCACAATATGCTTAACCTTGGACTAACTCCTGAGGGATTACTAAAAGAGTTAGAAGAAAAATTTCCACCACCCTTCACTGGCCCGGAAGACAGGATCCAACACATCATGTTTACTGCTGGTCAACAAAGCATCATCCATTGGATTAAACAACGAATTACTGAAGACTAACTATGGCTAATGCAAGACGCAGGGCTAACCGTGATCGGATGTTTCAGCAGTTGATCGCTGCTGGATACGACGGTGGAACCGCAGGAGCTATCGCTAATACCCCTAACTGGGATGCAGCTAACAGGAAGTTTGGTGACGCAATGCGTAACCCTCCTGGTAACAACACGCCACCGCCACCCCTGGCTGCACCGCCTGCACCCACGATCCCTAAACCACCTGAGCAAGCACAAGCAACCATTGCTCAGGCTGGTGAAGGTGTTCGTCGGCCTGGTGCAAAACGTAAAAAGACAACACTCGCTAGCCTTCGCATCCGTCCTAAGTCTCAGATCAACCAACAGGTTGGTGGACTTGGAGCTGGTGCAGGTAGTGGATTAAATATTGGAGGATACGCGTGACAGCAAAGAGTAGGTACGATGCACTAAGCAGTGGCCGTACCTCGTTTCTTAACGTTGCTGTTCAATGCTCTGAGCTAACACTTCCGTACCTCATCCAACGTGATGAGATGCGGAGTTCCCACAAAACTCTTACTCAACCTTGGCAAAGCGTAGGCGCTAAGGCGGTAGTCACCCTTGCATCCAAGTTGATGCTGGCTCTGCTGCCGCCTCAGACTACGTTCTTTAAGTTGCAGATCGCTGATGAAAAGCTAGGCACTGAACTGCCTGCTGAGATTCGCTCTGAACTTGATCTTAGTTTTGCCAAACTTGAGCGTATGGTGATGGACTCTATCGCTGCTTCAAGCGATCGTGTCACTGTGCACCAAGCTATCAAGCACCTAGTTGTTGGTGGTAACGCTCTGTTGTTTATGGGGAAGGATGGGATTAAGCATTACCCATTGAACCGATACGTTGTAGAACGAGATGGTAACGGCAACGTAATTGAGATCGTAACCAAAGAACTTATTAACAAACAACTTCTGCCTGTCGATATTGTCAAGGATCCTCTCATGGTAAATGAGGAGACCACAGCAACAAACGACTGCGAAGTTTATACACACGTACGACTTGAGAACAACCGTTGGTTGTGGCATCAAGAGGTGTACGACAAAAAGATTCCTGGGACTGAAGGTAAAGCACCTAAGGACACATCACCTTGGTTGGTGCTTAGGTTCAATTCCGTAGACGGTGAGAACTATGGTCGCGGCCGAGTGGAAGAGTTCATCGGTGATCTCAAGTCACTTGAAGCACTCTCTCAGGCACTCACAGAAGGCTCTGCAGCAGCTGCAAAAGTTGTCTTCCTAGTGTCACCATCATCGACTACTAAACCACAGACTCTGGCCAAAGCAGGCAACGGTGCAATCATTCAGGGAAGACCTGATGATGTAGCTGTTGTCCAAGTTGGTAAGACTGCTGACTTCCAAACAGCAATGCAACAGATGCAGACGTTAGAGCGTCGCATCGCTGAGGCATTCCTTGTTCTGTCAGTACGCCAGAGCGAACGCACTACAGCTGAGGAAGTACGACTTACACAACTGGAACTTGAACAACAACTTGGTGGACTGTTCAGTCTGCTGACCGTTGAGTTCCTTGTGCCGTATCTCAACCGCAAACTACTTGTGATGCAACGCAGCGGTGAGCTGCCTAGGTATCCAAAGAACCTTGTGAAGCCAACCATTGTGGCTGGTATCAATGCACTTGGTAGAGGTCAGGACCGTGAGAGTCTGACCAACTTCATCATGACTATTGCTCAGACCATTGGACCTGACGGCATGATGCAACACCTCAATGCCGATGAGTTTATTAAACGTCTGGCAGCTGCTCAAGGTATCGATGTACTTAACCTCGTTAAGTCTATGGATCAGCAGCAAGAGGAACAACAAGCTGCGATGCAGCAGCAACAAGAGATGGAAATGACTAAGCAAGCTGCAGCTATGCAGTCTGCACCTATCAATGACCCATCTAAGAACCCCGCACTAGCTGCACAGCTGGAGCAAGAACAACCACCTATTGAATAATGGCAGAAATACTTACATCGGATAACAGTGTGCCTACAGAGGTTATGGAATCTCAGGCATCTGATGAAGCCGAGTCTCTCCGCATTGGCGAAGAGATGATTGAAGCTCAAGAGCAGCGACTGGCTGGTAAGTACAAGAATACTGAAGAGCTAGAAGCTGCATACCTTGAGCTGCAAAAGAAACTTGGAGAGAAGGAAGATGTGCAAGCTGAGCCTGAAGAAACTCCTGAAGGATCTTGGCTTGACGAAGCCTACGAATCCATCCGCGAAAGCGGAGAGCTCTCAGAAAGACTGACACAACAGATCTCTGACATGAATGGGATGGATGTGTTTAAAGCAATGCAAGAAACCATTCAACAACCAACCAGTCGTGACTTGTCTGAGTCAGAAGTCAACTCTGTTTACAACGCCGTTGGTGGACAAGAGCAGTACAGCAACATGATTAACTGGGCTCAACAAAACCTCAGTGAAAATGAAGTAGGTGCTTTTGACTCCATCATTGAAAGTGGAAACATGGACCAAATTAACTTAGCTATTCAAGGTTTGAACTCTCGCTATACAGATGCTGTTGGACAAGATGGCACCCTGCTGCAAGGCAAACCTGCATCAGCACAATCAACTTATCGTAGCCAACAAGAATTAATCCAAGCAATGAATGATCCCCGGTACGACGATGATCCAGCGTACCGGCAAGATGTTTTAGACAAACTGGATCGTTCAAATCTTCAATTTTAATTTTTAAATGGCAGCTACTATCGCACTACCAAAGCCTTCCCTTTGGGACAGGTATCTTGAGTGGGTTAGCAGCACTGAGAACCGGCTTTATGTAGGACACTTCGGTGTCCTCATGATTCCTTGTCTACTGGCAGCTACGACCGCATTCATTCTGGCATTCATTGCCGCACCACCAGTTGATATCGATGGAATTAGAGAACCTGTCGCAGGATCCCTGCTCTACGGAAACAACATTATCTCGGGAGCAGTTGTTCCCTCAAGTAACGCAATCGGGTTACACTTTTACCCAATCTGGGAAGCCGGCTCACTTAGTGAGTGGCTCTACAACGGAGGACCATACCAACTCGTTGTCTTCCACTTTCTCATTGGCGTCTTCGCTTACCTGGGACGCGAATGGGAACTTAGTTATCGACTAGGAATGCGTCCATGGATTTGTGTCGCCTACTCCGCTCCAGTTGCAGCAGCATCTGCTGTATTCCTTGTCTATCCATTTGGGCAAGGATCATTCTCTGATGGGATGCCACTTGGTATCTCGGGGACATTCAACTTCATGTTGGTGTTCCAAGCTGAACACAATATTCTCATGCATCCCTTCCATATGCTTGGGGTTGCTGGTGTGTTTGGCGGCGCATTGTTTAGCGCTATGCATGGATCTCTTGTTACTAGTTCACTGGTGCGGGAGACAACTGAATCTGAATCACACAACAAAGGTTATAAGTTTGGACAAGAAGAAGAGACGTACAACATCGTTGCAGCGCACGGCTATTTTGGTCGCCTTATTTTCCAGTACGCTAGCTTTAACAACAGTAGGAGTCTCCACTTTTTCCTTGCCGCTTGGCCTGTTGT